AATGACCTAAATGGGTCAAGAGCATTAGCTCCACCCTGTTGTGGTTGTGGGACTCTGACATCCAGAGCAGGAAGAGGTTCTGCCACCTTATTCTCCCATCGGAGGCATCATTGGATTACCGCCCTCATTATCAGCTTGTGCAGCAGCTGGCTGCATAGTTGGCTCTTTCATTCTTTGTTCCAGATGGGTGGCTGCCATAGCACTCACTGCAGCCACTCCCATATTATGTTGGATTAATTTATTTTCTTGTATAAGCTGCATTTCTGCTTGACTTACGACTACATCATGCATACGTATCCAGGACGCGAGGCCTTCGCCCCCTTGCGCTGGCATGTCGCTCATAATAGTTGCAATTTGAGTGGCTCCAATACCGTGGCCAACCAACCTACCAGCGGCCTCAATCACATGCTCTGGCCTCACCGTGTCCCCCATCTCCATGAGGCTATCCAGCTCTCTTCGGAGATGATCTAACACCTGCTGTGCTTGCTGCCCCTGCTTAAATTGACTCTGCGTGTACTTCAATTGCTGATGGACATCAGCGAAGGGCTGTCCTGCTTTGGATGCAGGTGGAGGCCCTGTCCGACCAGATGGTGGCATACCTGGCGGCCCCGGAGCAAGGATTGATGCTCCCGGTCCCCTTCCAAGTCCACTATTCTGCCTGGATGCACCTCCTACTGCTCCCGGATTTGGCTGAGGCACTGAACCACCTGGATTAGCTCCAGGCATGAAAGGATTATTACCACCCATCATAGACCTCCAGTTCCACCACCTGTACTATAGACACTAGGTGAACCAAAGAGACTATTGAAGCCGCCGCCACCACCCAAACTATTTATGAGGGCAATATTAGCAAGTGAGTTCACACCCCCTCCAATAGCATTAGCAGCACCCGTTCCCCCTGCAATAAGTGCATTAGCTGCACCCACCTGCCCTGATGCCAGGGCCGCACCACCCTGCGTAATAGCCGAGGCACCAGTATTAGCCAATTGAATATTACTACCTGCCAATGAACCCGATGCACTCAGTCCGACGTTGACAGGCCCTTGTAGGAGGTTGGCAATCTGCTGTCTTTGCTGCAGGTCCATAGTCCTGCCAGCCAGCAAAGCATTAGTATTGGCTTCATACCCTTGCAGACTTGCATTGAATACCTGTGGCCATGTATTAGCTGCAACACCACCGGCGATTTGTGACGCGGTGTCAACCGCGCTCTGGCTCCGACCCAATCCCGTAGAGGTGAGGGCATTTTGCCCTGCAAGCAAGGCTTGCTGAAGGGTGAATTGGTAGCCTGGTGTAGCCGCTAGGTCAGCCATGGTTGGCTGGAATGTGAATGATGGTAAGGAGGTGTCAATAGGGGCTGTAAGCCCCGGCAAAGCTGCTCCATATGCAGGTAAGAATGATCGACCAAAGTCAGCGAAGGGCTGCAACTCGGCAAGGTTCTGCTCACGAGTAAGTTGTGTTAGACCCAAAGACTGCTGAGCCGCCTGGAATTGCAATTGGGCGGCCTTTGTTGCAGCGGATGCCCCCTTCTTCCCCCCAGCAAGAGAAGCACCACTCTGTAGACCAGCAGCACCAAGAATGGCTGTACCAATACTAACAGGCATGAGATTAAGCCCCTTCTTCCTTGAGCTTCATTATATAATTATGACTTAGGAGACGAGCACCTCTTCTTTCAAAAAGCTTGCCCAAAGTCGCCCCTCTACCCTTGAGGCCATGATGGAAGTAGATGAATTTGACCCCTGTTTTCTTGCATTCGGCAATGGCTCTATCCAGCATCTTAACAGCCACAACTGGATGTCTTGGCTCAACATACCATGCACTCTGATTGGCAATAAGGGTACCTTTGCTCTCCATATCAAAGTCAAGAAGCCAAGAGAAATAGCCTACCATCCTATCATCAACCCGAGCGGTAAGGACCTGGAAGATGCCTTGGTCGTTTAGGACTGACATACTCCACCAGTCTGGCTTGAAGGGCCTTTCTTCCTCAATCTCAACCTGTTCCTGGGCAGCAAGCTTCTCCAGCTCCTCCCAGACATCTCTTACCTTCTCAAATTCAATCTCAATTGAGGCATTCATTCAACCCTCTTGTCTTCTCCAGCACATCATTCCTAAACGCCTCTGACCTAGCATTAATCTCTGGCCTCATATCCTCAACATCATTCAAGTTGATTTGAATATTTGTCTGGGATAGCTGGTACCACCAGTCGAAATCAAAGTCCAATTCAAGGAGGTATTCAAAGAGCCATTTACCTACAACTGGTGCATCCAAATCGGTTGACTTAATCGAATAAACACCTGGCTGCTCTGATATGATGTCGAGTATTGCATCCAGCTTTCCTAGCTCAGTCAGGTTGGGCTTATACCCTTGCATGACAAGGGAGTTGTAAACCTCTTGCAGGGGTCTCCGCATCACTACCGTCTTAAGTTGTGGCATTTCCTTTTTAATAACCTGCCAACCTATCATTCCCTCTATCTCAATAGAGCCCCACATTCCCTCCTCTTTATAAGCATGGAGGAAGCCTTCAATGCTCTTACAAAGAGGAGCTACATCATGAGCCACAGGCTGCTTTGGCACTGCAAAAGGGTAATTGAGGAAATGTGCCAACCAAGCGCTTCGACTCCTTGGCATGCAATAAACAATGAATGCCATGTATCCTCCTGCTTCAATTAGGGTCAATGAGGCCATTCACAAGCGCAGCAGCATTATTAATAACAAGGGTACCTCCAGTTAGTGTTGAGACTGCTAGATCAAGCCAATATGGAGTACCAGGAACAATTCCAGTAATGAGACCAGATAAAGACAATCCAACAGCTGTGTTATTAGCAATAGTTGTGCTAGTTGAAACAGCTGTTCCAGTTAATCCACTTCCTGGAGCTGGCGGAGTCCCAGTACCATAGCGAATTGCACCTGTAGCATCTCCACCACCCGTTGTGTCTACAGTCATATCAATATTGAAGTAATGTCTTGCATTGATAGTAGGAGTGAATACAATATTAAGGCCTGCCATAGTTGGTGAGCTTGTAACAGTCTGATTAGTCCCGAAAACAAACGCCGAGTCGTTTGTCTTGGTAAGCATATGGGTCATTTGACCCTGCAATGTCGTTACCTGGCTCTGTAAGACAGCTATTTGAGCCTGCAGCGTCGCTACCTGTCCTTGGAGGGATGTTACACTGGTCTCCAGCTCTCCAACCTGAGTCTCCAGCTCTCCAACTTGTGTCTGCAAGGTTGATACAGAACTTTGTAAAGCTGTGGTGTCTTCGCTTAGCAAATTCACATAAGACGAGCGAGTTGCTAGAAAATTAAAGAATTGATACCAAGGGATACCTACCGTACCACTAACCGGGTCCATCAGTGGCGTATTCAAATTAGGAACAGTCAGCCAGTTAGGCTGTTCACTTGCCGACGGGAACGGCACACTTATATTGGAGGGTGTAGCTACCATCAAGTCCTCACTTTCGTTCGGACTTGGCGCCGCTAGGCATCAAGTCAGGTAGATAGAACCTCTGCATCGATCCAAGCTCCATTAAGAGCTGCTGGCCCCGCAATATTATAAGATAGCTCAAAGATACGATCTCGAGCCACTCCCATACCAATCCACTGTGGCTGAGTCAGATACTCTCCCGGAGCACCAGCCTCTTGCAGGAGAGCACTCCCAAAGGTTCGTCCCCTATCATCAGACCACCTAAGACTAACTTTAGCTGGTTGACCTGCTGCATCCAATGGACCCATCCCACATTCCATATCAGCCCGGAATGCACTAAACTGAAGGCGGTGCCCATCCACCTCTATTCCCTGGTTTCCTCCTGCTGCTCGTGCAGCCCCAATATGTGGAAAGCTTCTTATACAAACAATTGGGCAGTCCACATAATCAGAAGCATTTGTCAAAGCAACTCGGTCTACATACAGATCCATATCAAGTCCATAAACTACATTGGTCTGCCAATCCCCTGCAACCAGCTGCCCATTGATAAATGCCATACAATTTATTCTGCTGCGATCAAGAGAACCTGTATTTGGGTTTGTCCAGCATTCCTGGTGCCACGCTGCATTAGGGTCCTGTATTGCAGAGTCGTAAACCCAGGTCTCATTACCTCTGGGGAAGGTCAACATGTAGAAGGTATGCCCATCTAACTGGTATGTCATCCCAATAGCATCATCAATACCAACAGTCTTCTGCATCTGTCTTATACTATCTTCCAGTGCATGATTAGAAATCCGCTGTGTCAAGTAGCCACGAAACTTGAGAACAACCCCCTCCCCCTGCAAGTTCCTTGAAAGCCAGAACAAATCAATATCATGGCTCGCTCTACTCCAAGCCGCTGCAATCCCATGTTCAATATAGGTACCAGGTAGTTCTTGGAATGGAAACGGCGTAATTGTCGAGCCGCCTGAGTTGTACCATACCTCAGATTTGAGATCACCAAATAGGAATATCTCTCGGCGGTTTACATAGATTGCCTTCAAATTGTCTGGATAACCTGCCTTACCTGCTACATACTGTCCATTAAACTGAAGGACGTTAGAGAGAGTTGACCCAAAGAATATAGAGCCAGGAAAATTCCAGATCAAAAAGGTATCAACATACTGAACCTGGTTAGCTCCTGTAAACGTATTAGTGGAGTCACTTATTGCACTAAACACCTGTGTACCTAAATCAACCTGGTATCCACCTGTTGAGCCATCAACTACCATCAAAGTTGTACCATTATCCTGCATCGACACTTGATTATTACTCGTATTAAGAGTTCCCAAGAAGGTAGAGTTGAAATTAGAGTTAAAGTAAAATAGCTGATTACCAGACGCAACGTACCCAACTCCATTCGATGCTCTGTAGAGCCCTCTAATTGGCCCATTTCCTACTCGAGTAAGGGGGTTGAGACCAGGCCGTTGATAGTGCGTCAGGGGAACATAATTCCCCTTGGGATTCAACTCGGGATAGAGATTTATACACCTTTGCGCGGACGCAATAATGCTCCGAGTGGTATAACTACCTCCTATTAGTGGTAATCGCATGGGCCTTCCCTTCGTTCAGTCCCAATCACTTCGAGGCCTTCTTATTCGGCTTCATTACTGCTTTGGGCATCTTTGTGAGAGGCTTACCAGGATGCATATTCCTCTCATGGGCATGCACTCCGGCCTTCACCTTCTTTCCATTCCCTGCCATATCCCCTCCTTTCTAATTAATAAATACATGAGCTACTGGAGCAGAAGTATAAGTAGTAACAACAACATCATTGGGTGCAAGTGGAATAACAAGCACGACACCAACAGGTGCAGTATTAAACAAGGCTGTTCCATTGACTGTAATCAAAGTTATTGTTCCATCAAATACATACATAGTGGAAGAGGTTGGGCCATTTGTATAAGTCCAAGGACTTGCAGGAGGCGTTGCTATAACATCTATCCCAACAGGGTTATATCCTACATTATTCTCAATCACATTATGAGTAGCATCACTTGCATTAGCAATATTATTAGCATTATTCCCTGCAAAACTATTATTAATCAACCTGAGGTAATCACCACCTCCAGCATGAGTAACGATGCCGTTAGTATTACCTCCTAAATCTCCACCTGCACCAATTTTACTATTCATAATAGTAACATAGTCGAACCCAGGATTCCTCTGATCAAATATTCCGTCAGGATTACCAGCGAATAAGCTATCCGATACCATTACATTTCTTGTATTATTTAGGATTGCCAATCCCGATCCGCCTGTTATAACAAACTGACAGTTAGTAAAACCAATCCCATCAATATACGAAGATCCAGCCCCTCCATCCAATAATGCACCGTTAGAAGTTCCTGAGCCAAACCAAGTATTAACAAACTGACATCTAGCAACAACTCCATTAGCTGTTGGTCCCACAGACATATTAGTCTGCCCATGGTCAAAATAACAAGCATTAGTCTTAACTGATACCACAGACTGATTACTACTCGGATTAATATTAAGACATCTGTCAGCACCAAGTGATTGAATATACTCCATGAATAGATCACCACAATTCATAATCGTAATATTATTCTGATGCGGTGTATTAGAGTTCATAACAACATGACCCAAGTATTGGGCGACTGGACCTGGCCCTGGCAATCCAGTCCCATATATTATAACATCCTGTCCTAATCCAACACTATCAAAGATAAGAATGAAATCAAATTCACAGGTCGATATATTATTATCTACACAAATAGCACTATACGCATTATTCATATAAAGATGATCAAGCCTAGTTTGCGATGCAGCCACATGAATATAACAGCCACTTGTCCTCGGCACACTTGAGTCAAACCCCATCCTTGAAATCTGCACCCCTCCGTTAGTAATAGGTATCACATCACCAGTCGGTGATTTAGTTACAATCCTTGAAGTGTTCTCACTTTGCCCCTGAATAAAAGTATTAACAGCTGGTGTACTCAAATTAGTCACCACGCATACTCCAGCAGGAAATAAAATTTTCTGTCCCGATGCAAACGCTGCATTAACTGCATTTGTGTCATCAGTAACGCCATCAACCTTAGCTCCGAAAGCAGTTACACTAACTCCAACAATATCTGAGCCTTGATTAATTTCACCCTGCAATAGAGCAACTTCTGCTTGAAGAGCACTAATTTCATTCCTTGCAATCAAAAAATTATTCCGCACTGATGCCGTAGTCGGAGTCCCAAACACCGGCACAGTTGGATCAATCTGACTAACCATTTCTTATCCTTTCAAGGCTTTTTTTCAAAGCGAGCTTCAAGTAGTAAGAACTGCAAGTTGCCCTGTATTCAACACAGTATTAGTCCAAATTGACAGGTGAGTTATGTCTCCATTAAGGAAATTAGCGCCACCAAATGAACCTATATTAACAGCACTTAATAAGGAGCCTGCAGGCCCAACTTGTGGCACCCCTACTGAGACTCCATTAAAAGCCATGTTCCCATTAACAACTGTATTTACAGACCCTGCAATCTTACCATATATATTGCTATTCCAAACCGCTCCAACACCAGTAGCTCCCACACCACCACCACTAACAATAGTCATGCTTGCATCACCATTAAGCCCACTTCTAAACAGTCTTGAATAATTATTAATCGTTCCATCATCCAGAACCAAGAAATATTGATCAGCAATTCCAGTCCCAATAGCAGCACGAGGTGCAGATTGAACAAAACTTGAGTAACCATTTCCAAATACAGGTGTATTTGTCAAAGAAATTACATCTGCTGCTCTCGTTACTGATCCACTCGCTGTCGGTATTGGAGTACTAACAGCTCCACCTAATTCAAACTGTGGCCATCCCACCCTCAATGTAATATCAAAGGCTCCAGCAGCCATTATTAAGCTTATATATGGCTGCACACTTGCAACCGCTGCATTATTAGTAGCAAAGGTAGATTGACCTCTACTTTGCCCTAACGGATTTGCAGTAGCGGGTGGTATAAAACTTTGATTACCAATAGTAGATAAAAATGCTGGTACGCTGCTATATTGATCCGCAGCAGAGAAGAAAGAAGTAATATTCGTTGTACTTCCAGCGGCAATTTTCACAAAAGCAGATAATGTAAAAGTCTGCCCATTCGCTACAGGTACTCCTATATTCGTATCAAAATAGAGAGCGTACTGACCTGATGCTGACCCATTCAACCTAATATCAACGTAATTAATACCATTTTCTGTTCCAACTGCAACAACCGATCTAGTTCCAGTTCCAAGAAATTCACTCCAGTTAGTTGGTAGAGTCCCTGGCGTTCCCACTACTGCTCCAACCATACTATTATTTCTAATCCTATTAGCTCTACTCTCTTCAATAGTCAATCCCAAATTAGTTATACGAGGCAAATTAGCTGCAAAACTTGTCCAATTTCCGCTATTATCAACTGCATACGCAGCAGGTGCAGCTCGTACTGTAGTTAAAAAAGCTGTTGGAAGCCCAACAACCCCTATATACTGTCCTGTCTCAAAATTCAAATCAATATTTGCAGGAGGCACAGGTATAAGCGACCCAGATATAAAATCGCGTCCATTAAGCCCAAGTCCGCCATTAGCGACAAAAGCCCCCGACGGAGCTACAAATGCCTCTCCCACTGTACTAAACCCGCCGCCCATCCCTCTAGTTCCATGCCTCAATTGTTACCAAGCAAGCACTAGCACAAATTAGACTCAGTGTCCTAAGCGAACCTGAAGCTAACAAATAAGTCTGACCACCGACAGGAAAGCTAGCTGTCCCATCAGTCACTCCTGCAGCTGGCACTACTGCAGCCCCATTGAAGTTTCCATAAGTTGGAATAACTGTTGGCGTCAACCTAAATATAGATGCTCCTACTGCCAATGTATAACCCGCCGCTGTATTTGCAGTAAGCTGCACCACATCGACCCATGTAGGAGCTGTCAAGAAGTCGCTATAGTGATCCCCCAGCGCAGGGCTCCTAATAACAGGAAGTAGCTTTCCTACTGCCACAGCCATAGCGTCTTCCCTTCAGTCAGCTCATTATTGTCCACTACGCACTTTAACATTCTGATGAGCATTGAAAGTCTGCTTCGCCCCTGGTACCACCGTATAAGTTGTATCTCCCAAAATCACTGGAATATTCCCACTTGTCCCCCCATTACTAATCACATAAATCCCCGGAGGAACATTAGCAAATGTAAATGCTGGATTAGCTCCCAGCAAATCTGCAGCGCTGGCATATCCCCACACCTGATTAGTGAGGGTATTCCAAACAATCACTGGTCTAGAACTACCAGCCACTGAACCCAGAACATCTGGTGACTCCAATCCAGGATCAGATCCATTATCTGGAGTCCCAGCCATGACACTCTCCTTTCAATCGATTGCCAAATCAAGCTAGGCAATAGCCAGCACCTTCCAAGTCGCTACAACCGGCGGTCCCGGCACCCTATTCACACACACTAGCAGCGCTGCTGCCCCGGCAGCCACACTAGCGCTTGCCGCCCCTTCAACCAGGTCATTCGCGCTATAGCCAAATACCAATCCAGCTGCAGCCCCACTATTATACACATACAGGACCATACCCGGCAACCCAGGTGGTAAGGCAACAGCAGTCTGTCCTGTCTGAGCATTCAGGTTGGTCACACCTGAATTGATAACTGGCGCTGTGGCTCTAGTAGTTCCACTCCCTGTCAGGGGGGCATAACCAGACTGCAATTGCATAATCTGGCCAACCTCACCAGCGTCAACCAGCCTAGGTCCAGGGCTCCTGACAGACGGGATCAAATCGAGCATAATCTGTGGAGGACTAGACGCATCCATGTTCGCTCCTTCCAGTCGCTCACGCGACTCGACTCTATGTCAATACTAAATTAGGCGATGGCCTTGTATGTCCACATCGCTGGACTAATAGCATTTGTCGGACCACCCTGGCCAAAATTACACCAGAAGATACCAACCGCATTCGCTGCCAGGGCTACACCTGTAGTTACAGCGGCACCACCAGCGACAGGTACAATTCCATCTGTCACCACATCACCGCTTAGCGTACTCTGGAAGCCAAACACCTGACAGCTATTTGCACCCCTATTGACCACCGTAATCTCCGCTCCAGCATAGCCCGGTGGCAGCATCACACTATCCGCAGCGGTAGCCACTGTCGTAACGGTATTCAGCCAGCCATTTAGCAGTGTGGCATTTGCATTGCCGCCGCCTGCATGAGCCGTAATACCATAAACAGCATTAAAGCCAGGAAGACCAGAAGGATTTGGCGCGCCAGGTCCTGCAACCATCTTGCTCTCCTCGCCGCCGCTTCGCGTCGGCTTCTAATGCCCCGAAGGGCGGGTTAATAGGGTCGATCTGAGAAGATATTATAAAGCCCTCTCCTCCGAATAGTATTGGGCATTCTCATACGCATAATCTGTGTATTACCAGCCCGTAGAACCGCCAAACTATCCCTCGCCATACCTGGCAGCGGGTCCCCAGGGTAAGTCCCCATCCTATACTTTGGCCTCAGTCTTACAGCCAAATTCAACATGATTGCATTATAGTATTCCCAAGGAATTTCTAATTGAGTTGCAGGGTTGAGGAACTGCACCTGCAATTGCATATAAAAGGAGGCATGAATTTCATAAATTCCTGACTGCGGCACTGGCCAAACATAAAGCAACGCCTGAGGCCAGTCCGTGTCCAAGAACGCCGCTTCACCCGGCCCTGCACTCAATGTCTTCAACGTAATCCTATTATAATCTTCCTTACTCCCCAATATCTCAAGGGGATAATCCACCGCGTTATTATTCGGCTGCATATTCGAAGGAGTATCATCCCACAGACTCTGTCCATCATCCCAAGTCGAGTAAGCATCCATGTTACGCAATGGGGCTTGATTAGCATCCCAAATACTTTGCGGCGGCGTCAATGCCCCCAAGAATTGCTGTCGCACAAAGCAACTACTCAGCCTACCAGGCCTCGTAGTTCTTTGTCCTGTGTCAAAATCCCCACCAGGACCAACAGTGTAATAAAGAGCGCCAGTGCTTATTGTTGAAAGGCTAACTATATGATATAGGAGCCATCTCTTCCTCTCCCATTGCATAAGCATCCACTGCATTCTTGCCCAGGCATCATTAATATCCTCCGCGAGCGGAGTCTGTCCCACCCCAATGGCACCACACTCCTTCAAGGATGCCCTACAGACATCCCCCATAGTCGTGTTTTGTGGATCGAGGTAGCTCATGGGCCTTCCCTACACCACTTTTGATATAATGACAGGCTTTGGTTCATACTTGTCATCAGGCCCAGGTTCTGGCTTCGGCTCTGCTCTCGCCACAGCAAGCTGAATTTTCAAGGCCTCAATCTGTGCCTCCAATTCTGCCTCTCTCCCTGGACCAACAGTCGGCGGAGCTTCTTTCCCCGATGCCTTAATAGCTTTCGCAGGATGGTCATGCCATCCCAGCTGTCTCAATGCAGCTTCCTCATCCGCATCATTCGCTGCCCGGTTTATAATCTCCGTAATGAGACCAACCCTCTCTGGTCCCATTGGAGTCGCAATAATCTCCGCCCGTTGCAGTATCCTTTCCTTCCCCTCAGGATGATAGAACATCATCGGATATTTCTGCGGCCCCTTAAACTCCGGGCTATAAGAGTTGTTAGGGTTCTCATCGAACACTCCCTGACTCTCCATCACATCATAGATCGTGAAGCGGGTCTTTCTTGCATTAGCCATGTTCGCTCCTTCCAGTCGCTCACTTCATTCGGCTTGATTAAACTTCCCGAGCATTTCTCTTCTCTAGGCTTATGTTTTCCCACGCTCCATTCCTCGCTGCATATTCCCTCCTTGTCTCCTCGATGAATTGTCTTTTCGCAATTGCAGCTGCTCGCTCTGCCTCCTCATTCGCAACTCTTTCAGCAATAGCCGCAAGTGTGTCCTGGATTGGGACCGCTGGAAGAGTTCTAGTGAAGATGCCACCCCTTTGATTTTGTTTGATAAGCCCTGCTGCATGCCTAGCCTCTTCCATAGTCGG